TTGAATCTATATATATTTCTTCAACGGATTTTCCACATATCTTACAAACTACATATTCATCATCGGCAAGATGTGATTTTATATGCTCAACAAACTTTTCAGCAGAATCTATTTTTATTTTAATCTGGCTTGACTTCATAATTTCGGTACAAGTTGCAAAACAAATAGGATACAACAACCGTTGAAACCAATTTCTTTCAACAATCACACGATCAGCAGTATCATTGTGCCAAACTATGAAGCGTTCTTTTTTAAAAGGATTAAGCATTTTTATTTTCCTTTCATCTTTTCGATAACCCTATGATCAGGGTGCCGATAGTTTTTTAAAAATTCTGGCATTTTGGTAAGTTTGCCGTTCTTTGTGGTCTGAATCCTTGTTCCAATATCTGGTTGGTTTGGAAAGGTATCTTGATATTCTTCAAGCAAGGAAGCCATTTGGTTCTGCCAATCATCGGGCATCGAGTGCATCAAAACTCTTGGAATAACTAAAAAACTGGCATAACTTAATTCAAACCATCCCCACAGTCTTTCTTTTCCATCCTGATCATCACATTCAAGCATCGCTTTTTTAAAAGGATTAAGCATTTTTTTATTTTCCTTTAGTCTTTCTTATAACGTTTCTCAAAGTATCCTTCTGCTGCCAGAGGACAGTCCTTAGCCCATGGTACAGTGCACAACTCAAGGTTAAACTTATCCATGGTTTCTGACACAGCGAGTTTCTCATCAATCAAACTTAACGCCTCATCGTGTACTGTTCCTATCAGTGTAGCCTCAGGCATATTCTTCTGGACATTCAGCATACCATATGCCATAACTTCACGAGCTGTGGCTTGTGTTGCATTCTCAGTCAGTCGACCAGGAGTTACTTTAAGTTCACTCCATTTCTTGCTGTATGGATTTACTCCCCAGTGCATGATAGTAGGCACCTTACCCATCGTCTCATACCCAGGGATGTACTTCTCTTGCACACTTGGGTTCATATAATAGATGCTCTTTCCAGAAGGGAGTTGCATCGCCAGCCATCGTATACCATTGACACGTGCTGTACCTAGATTCAGTTGACCAAAGGTTTGTTTCTTACCAGTTATTATAGCTCTGATACCTGCTAGCTTCAGGTCGTTCCACATGTCTACAATGAGGTCGTACTTCTCTCGATACATGTCCACTATATGCTTGGCTTCTTCGTCTGTTAGATACACGTCCCAGTCTTGAGCTGATTCTTTAAACCTTCGCCAGCCCATTTGGTAGCCGCATCCCAAAACCACCATCTTGGCCATCTGGCGCTGTGCTTTGGTAACGTCGTCATACTCTACTTTATAAAGATGCGTTGCCATGTCCTTATATTGATCTAAGCCTTGTCTAAAAACATCTAGTGTATGAGTGTCTCCAGCAAGCCATGCTAGTATCCTATTCTCAATAGAACTATAATCTGATACCATAAGCATCATACCTTTAGGAGCTAAGATCATAGGCCTTATAAGAGCTTTTCCGATCGTAACTGGATCATCTATAATCTTCTTACTTTTAAACATCTCTATATAGTGCTCTGGGTTAGGAACTTTGGCACGAGGCAAGTTATGCATCTGGAAGCCTCGACCAGCCCATCGACCAGTGTTACTTCCATGGTACTGAATGTTATCGTGTACGTAACCATCCATCTCAAGTTCTTTGATCTTCTTAAACTTGGCTGTAGATGTTCTACCAAGTTCTTGTCTAAGCTTCAATAGGCTAAGTACTTCTTCTGGCAGACGTTCATCTGATATAGCTTCAGCAACTGTTGGTGCTTGTAAGTTAGGTAGTACAACACCTTTCTCTTCACACCAGTCTCTTATCTTCTGTGTTTGACCAACAGTCTGTATACGACCCCCAGTGATAGTAGCAACCTTGGACATCTCTGTTTTAACATACTTGTTTAAGTACGCTAAGACATTTCGTACAGTACGTATGTCAACAGGTAGTCCAGTTCTATTCATGCTGGCAGTGAGTTCCCATACTTCTTGTTCTATAGGAAGCAGCTCTTGCCGAGGTAGAGTGTTGACAATCTCACGCATTGCGTCAACGTCTCTTTTACAGTACATGAATAGTTCTTTGAAAGTATCAGGTATATCAAAGTATGATGGCTGCTCGCCAGCTTTGTTAGGCTTGCAACACTTGTTGATTAGTCTCACACCCTCTTCAAGTTTTGGTAAGCTAATGTTCAACGCAGCACCAGCTTTAGCCAGAGATGCTGGGAGTGTGTAGGTAAGACAAAGCGCAGCGGTGTCTACACACTGATGTAGAGACATGGTGGGGATTTCATCAAAGGACGGAACTAACACTTCATTCCATATACGGTAGTCAAATATCGCATTGTGTGCATACACAGGTCCTCCATTCTCCATGTATGCACGTATAGCTTCTGGAAACTCTTGAGCAGGAGTCCACAGTTGTGTAAGTTCATCGTCGAAAGCGTACCCTAGACAAATTACGTTTGTTGACTCATGATGTGCATAGCGAAGTGAGCCATGCTTTCGCAGGTCCACTTCGCTGTACGACTCAAAGTCAAGCCAGAGTTTACTGTTCATCTACGTGTCCTACCCATGGTTCTTTGCCTGTGTCTTTATACTTATCAGTTATATCTTGCTCCGCAAGCATAGCATAGCCAGCTATATCGTGCCATGAGTCAGTATGGTCTGGATCGCCTGTTATGATTCGTGCAATCTTGGCACATATAACATCCAGCACTTCTTGTTGTACGGCGTCTAGGTACACATGAGTACTTTTCTGGTTAGTGATAGTAGTCTTTAAGGCTTGAGACGCCACAGCGTTCTCACTAAAGGCGCCGTGTGTGCCTTGTCTTTCCTTCAAAGTTTCTTTAACATCCATTATGCACACCTCTCACAAACACCTGTTGCCTTGTAATGATCCTTGGCAGCCTTGCATGTAAAGTTCACGGCTTCACGACCACAGCTGCAGCATATGTCATATTGATGAGCTTCTGCGATATCAAGACGATGATACAGCGGTTTGACAGGCTCAAAGACGTCAGTCAAGGCTCTGAACAACCTGACACGTTTCCACTTAGTCTTCATGATGTCTTTAAGTGCGTCATAGTTAGATAAGTCAGTCATAATCCTTGTGGTTTCTTTCCACGCTTCCAGCTTGTAGTAACTTCCGATGCAGATGATGTTGTATAGCTTACCGTCTTTGTTTGCATAGAACGGAACAAAGTCTTTGCTGCCTTCGTCAATGTAGTTGGCCTGTATTTTGCCACACGTTAAGGCACAACCAGAATAATAGAAGGCATAGGCTGGGAGGTTCACGACCCAGTCAATATCTGATGGAGTGTTTATATTGCCAAATACTGAGGAGCCTGTCTGAAAACCGAAGTCTTGCATAGCTTCCCAGAGATGCTCTGGTATCTCGGGCAGTGTCATGGCTTTGTCGATGATCTCTTGCTTGGTCATGTTGCTTGTATCAATGACCTGGATTGCTTCTTTAATCTGACGCTTATGGGCCTGTAAGTCAAAGATTTGTTTGTTGATGCGATTTAGTTCATGCATAGTGTCACTCCTCGTTAAGTGTTGTATGAAAGATACTTCTTTCACTTATATAATAATTATATCACCAAAACACCAAGAAGTAAATAGCTGGAATTAATTGGTGCTAAGCGTAAAAAGTGTATATTCGTGGTTAAATTGAAGGGGAGTGTAACAGCCACTCCCCTTCGTAGTACTACATTAAATCATTTTCGTCATTAACTTCATTAGACGCATAAGAGCCAAACGCGTCCACAGCTCTTTGTCGCCCGTCGAGTCTTGGGCCTTCTCTTACAAGCATTAAATTATTTAGACCCCACCCAATCCCTGAGTTACCTGAGTTTTTGTACGGGAACGGGTTCACATCGAGGCGTACAATACAGCCTGCATATAGCTCATCTTGATCCATGAGTGGTTTAGCATCAGGACCTACAACTCCTGGAGCGTCATTTGAGGAGCAGTTGATGAAGTACTTACCTTTGTACACTTTGTCTGTCTTCTCACCAGACTCGAGTTCTTCATCGCCGTCTCTCAATGGTTTGTACCTGAAGTTTGGTATTTTGTTGTTCCAAATAGAACCTTTGCCCTTTGCAGTGGCTTTGGCAATAGCGTCTTGGAAGTCTTTAACTGTGGCTTTGTCTTTCTTATCAATAAGAACTGAGCAAGAAAATTTCATCGCACCACTTGGGTTTGCTTTTGGCTCCCAGATAGCTGGGTAGCTTATAATAACTTCTCCTGTGATCATTTGTTTCTCCTGTTTAAAGTTTTAATAGTTTTGCGTGTTTGCCGTTTTGGTCTTATCTTCCGTTATGCATAAGCCCTCCTTTCACTAGTTCGATTAAACGTAGTTCAACATTATTTAAACCTTTATCACAATGCGCAGCGTCAGCTAAGTGCCGCCTTTTCTCACCAAGTATTACAGAGTACTGCTCTTTCAAAATCGTAAGCTTGCACTTATACTCTTCTCTGGACGCATCTTTAATATGACCCTCAACTTCTTTGGTCTGCTTGTCAGTCATGCTACCCATTATAGCCGTCCTTTATACGTTTATAATTTTTTGTCATTTTGTCTTCAAATGCTTTTCTAATCACATCATGTGGAAGCTGCAGAACCAAGGCTTGATCGACCAGAAAGAACAGACAGTCTACCCACTCCTCAGCAAGTACTTCGGGAGCTGAGTACAGCTGATCTTTGTATGGTCTCCAGGGCTTAATTGGCAGCTCTGTTGCAAGCTCGGCTTGTTCAACAGCTAAAGCAAATACGTAGTTTCTAAACGCCTGCATCCGAGCTTGCAGAGTCATGTTCTCAAAGTCATACCCCATAGCTTTTTGGTACTCAGATATTCGTACAAGTATTTCTTCCATTACTTCTCCTTTTTATTCCACTTAACCCAAGGACCAATGCCGCAGCTCATCTTACCTTGCTTACACTTGCCTTCGTAGCATTGCGGCCCGACGTGTTTGAAGAGCTCAGGGAAGGTGGGCTCAGCCAATGATAGTAACCGTTGGGCAAACATCCGCATCTCTTTAACATTTCTCAGGCATAGTCGTTGCCTAAAGAAGTTAATCAATGACCGTGCATTCACAGTCCAGAGTAGATTAACAGCCGCAGCATTAGGTAGTACTTGCCGAGCTTCTTCTTTTCTAACACCCTTGTCAACTAAGCTGCGATATATAGTGAACGCAGTCTGACAGGCAAACTCCATCTCTTCTTTATACTTCTCCATGATGACTGGGTAGTCGTCATAGTATTGATAATGTTGTGATGCAGAAGTGAAGGAGCCCATGCGGTGCCGTGTTATCTGTGCAAGGAATGATCGTGATACATTTTGAATAAGTATTGTGTAGTTGATATGTTCTAGTGGCGATGTGTGATCTGCATCCAATAGAAACTTACCGAGCTTCTCAGTGAACTTTGCTGGTACAAATGTAGGGTCTGACTTCATTGTGAGGTTCAAGGCAATGGCTATTATCTCAGCAGGATACTTAGGCTGTTGCATCAGCTCAATAGTCATCTGGTCGTACACTTTTATTTCCATAAGCAAAACCTTTCATTGTTGAATGAGGAGAGTGTTACCTCCCCTCGAGTGTCAGTTAAAGAAGTTCTTCGTCTTCGTCGTCAGGTTCTGGCTCAGCGTCAGGTTCATCACTCAGATCAATGTTGTCGAGTTTTGCTTCATTGCGCCTGATCTTGATATCCAGGAGTGTGATGTTCGCATCCACTTCATTGACAGTATCTTCATCTGCATCTTCTTCGTCAGCAAGCAAGGTCTGTTTGTCAACAAACTTAGCCATTGCTTTTTCCTGGTTGGCGATGGTCTTGGTCAACGTGGCGTGCTGTTCAGCTGGTGTCTTTGTTGAGGTAGATTTGGTTTTACGGTTGGCTTTTTTATCAGCCTCCCAGTCAGCGAATCCTGCTTCATCAGTGAAGGACAGTTTTTTGTCGTCATCAAAGATAATGAAGTATCCCATCCATCTGAGGTACGTCATCTGTGAACTGATGCCTGATTCTTTGACACCGATCTGCTCTGCGATCTCTTTCTTTGTCATTTCACCTGTTGTGATTGCATCGATTACCTGCTGTCTTCTGTTGATTTTTTCAGCCATTCTTCTTCTCCAATTAAATTGTTTAGTGCAAAATAAGAACTATTCTTATTCATTTATTATCTTTATAATAGCACCAAAGTGCGGGAAAGTAAACAATTATTTTCACTTTTTAGAAAATAATTTTATAGCTACATCATAGCTCTAGTCTTTCCGTCAACGAGCTCAGTCTTGTCATAACTCGTGCTAAGTTTTCATTTACTTGCCATATCTTATAAGCCAATGGTACAAGACATGGTTCTGGCGAGTCATTTTCAGCAGTACAGTCTGACGGCAGCAGTATGGCTTGTAACCGACCTTCTAAGTTACTAACTTGGTCGAGTATTGTAGCAGTGCTGTTCTCAAGTATGTCAGTCTGCTCACGTATTTGCATAGTTTTTTTAGGCATTTTAGCACTTCCTTCTCCTTGCATATCTCCTCCTTAATCTTCCACATATGATTTGAACTTATCTTCTGCTGTCTCAAACTCGAGTGCGGGGCGTTTATCAGTCTCACGTACTAGCGTTGGCTTGCCAGGTGGCTTAACCACTAACGCCAGCATTTCTTCTGTAACATTTTTCTTCCCTACCAGTTTCTCAATCTGTGTAGGACTCTTGAACTTGGTGATAGTAAGGTCTTCGGCATCATACTCTTCCAAGTTTGCATAAAATAACTTAGCTTCTTTTTCATCCTTCCATTTGCGAATGCTGCGTCCTGCAACAAGTTTCCATTTAGGAAGGTCACGACCTGCTCTTAAGATGTTCATAGCATATAACTCAATGTCGCTAATGTACTTCTTTAAGTCAGGTAGCTTGAATAAGAAGTCTGATAACTCTTCATCGTCTGTTTTGTCAGGCAGCTTTGCGTGAATCTTAAATACATCTGCTGCAGCTTGCATCGCCATGTCTTTACGATACTTACATGTACGTTTTATCGCGCACCACATACAAGCCTTCTCTGTTGGCTTATAGATTGGGTGCTTAGACATGCTGTTGTTCAGTGCAGGAACCAGGGATGACACTAACCAAGACTTAAGTGCTTCAGGTGTAGTTTCAACAATCTTGAATAGTTCACCTGAATATAATCTTGGTTGTCCAATGACCAGAAATACTTTCTTGACTTCGAACTTCACGGACGCTAACTTGCCAAGAGCATAGGCGTATAGTTGCTCTGAGTCTGGCCACACCTCTACTCCTTTACCAAATTTCCAGTCTACGATGTACACAACTCCTGCAGATGGTATGATGAAGGAGTAGTCAAGTGTGCCGTGTACATCATTGAGCATCTGACAACCTGTTGCCTTGATGTACGGTGACATGTACACTCGCTGCTCTACTACTTCATACGCATCTTCATAGTCAGCGTACTTCAGTCGTAGAGATACAACCCAGTCTAGTACTTCTTGGACTGCCTCAACAAGTTCCTTGCTCTCATCATCAGCGATGTTGAAGTTCAGTTTCGTGGCCTCTGGTATTGTGTGCTCATTCAGAGTCAAACATTCTTCCACTACAGCATGCAGCATTGTACCTTCCTCAGCGTATGAAGAAGTCTCTTTTGATACGTCCTTTGTACTAATCACACTTCCTGGACATGTTACGATCCTAGGTAGTTGTGAGGGTGAATACTTACTGTGCATTAGTCCTCCTTTATTAAGTGTTTGTTAAACTTTAACCAATCTTCAAAGCGAGCCAGGATTCCAGTTATACCGTAGTATAGTAAAGCCTCTTTAAGATCATCTACATCTTCGTTTAGCCATTTTTGCCATAAAGCAGTATTCATTACTCACCTCCTCCAAATACTTTGTCTTGGCATTGTTGGCAGAGTCCTGAGATAAAGTACTCCTTGCGTGATAGTGTATCTCTGAAGTCGTTTGGCCCTACATCTTCGTGACAGCCAGGACACTTACCCATGTTAACAGCTTTTAATTCTTCACCAAAGCCTGCTTGTTTCATTATGTCTGGATTCATTTGTCGCCTCCATTCAAGTCTTCAAGAATCTTTGCAACTCCAGGATGCTGTTTAGAACCTACGTCCTCATAAAGTTCTGCAATAGCGTTGGCCAGAGTTTTGATACGACAGTTTGTTTTGTTCATACCTTTGTTGTACGACTTGGCGAATGTGATGCTGAACATAATAGACCAGTTCTTAACTGTATTCGCTGACACAGCTGTGGCACATGCAGTGTTGATTGCTCTTGTGGCGTCTGCGAGCTTCATTACTTCAAGCTCAGCTCTATGTTCCTGTAAGTACGTTTGGGCCTTAAAGATTTGTAGTTGTGTTGAGTGATGTCTCATATTAGTTCTTCTCCTTTAGTTTCACGTCTTTAAGTATCTCTGTTGGATGCGGATAGCAACCAGAAGTTTGATACTGTATCGTGTTTAACTGAGCTTGGATATTTGCGTTATATATATCTAAGCCTTTAGCTACTACACAAATGCATAGCAGAATCAGTATCAGTAAAAAAGTATTAAAGTTCATGAAGGCAGTCTCCATCTTTCATCACTTTTTTCATAAAGTCTGATCGGCCTGTATACCTAAACCATGTCTTGGCAGTCTTAGACTTTGTGTTGCCGTAACACCCGATCATCCACATACCTTGTTTGTTCTTTTTGTACCAGTTGTTTTTATAGAAATACATTATTCAACCTCCTCACATGTATAGATTGTTTCTGTATTAGTCTTTGTCACTTCTACTTGTCTAGCTTTGCACTTATCTGATGACGCAATAAATACAGATATGTTAATTACAAACACACCTTTATTGTAGTATAGTTCATAGTAACCTTCTTGTTGTTTGGAGCAGTCTAAGTCCATCTTAAAGTCAAGTGGTGTAAGAATCTCTTCAACAGTATCTATAACCTCATTGACCCCATTGGTGATAGTATCGTGTTTCTTCAACTTGACACTGACGTATGCTCGTTTGGGCCATGAGCCAATCATTATAGTAGATTTATAATCAACCAACTCAAGTTCCTCAGCCACATCTCTTACAACATTGTAGAAGTCTTCCCTGGTACTAGTAATGTCTGCAAGACTATTTTCATAAGTTCGTTTGGCTGCTTTTTTTTCCAGCTCTATGTGTTCATAGTAAAATGGTTTGCTTGTCATGTTAATCTCTCCTTTACCGACTTAGTTGTAAGAATTTGTCAAGATGTAAATGAAGAAAGTCTTGACCTTCAATTACATTAAAAATATACGCTGAAAAAACTTTTTCTGCAGCCCACTTGTTTTTCCATGGTCCGATTGCGTCTCCTGTTTCATCCCAGAAGTACCAACCTTTTTCACTTACAAGTTCGCTTATTTCTAAGTATTCTACATTAGACATCTAGTCTCTCCTTTGTTGTGTAGTAGCCTACGCCACTAATTAAGAATGTGACCAATAAGATCGAGCTTGTATAGACATTTGCGGAGCTTATTAATAAGCAGAAGTGAATTACCAGACAGACTTTCCAGAATCTTAACATTAGGCCTCCTGTAAGTTCTTGTGTTTACGACATATGTTCTTGTTTTAAATCGCATATCTTTTCCTTTGTCTTTGGATCATACATCTGTCCAACAGCTATGCAGTGCTTCTTACAGCATTTGTCACATACTAATGCCCAGGGACCGTACTTGGTCTTTGCATCAGCAAACCACTTGGCTTTTGTAGCATCTTTGTGGCATACATTACATTCTGTTTCACCTAACCATTTAATCATACTAAGCCTCCTCGTTTTGTAGTTAAAGTTTTTACCTTCATCAACTTATAAAATAATTATATCACCAAAGTACTGAATTGTAAATAGCTGGAGAGAATTGGTGCTAGGCGAGAGATTCTAGTTCATCTAGTAGTGCAGCTTGCTTGAATGATGCAGCTTGTTTCTTTTCGCGGATAGGGGGAACTAAATAGAATTGCTGGGCACGAACGCCACTTTTCTTCTTCATAACTTCGCCAAACTTAGTTTGATTTAGCCAGTTATGAAAAGTCATCTTTGCTACATTGAATGCCCTAGAGTTGAGCTTTACACCATGTAGACTTGGCATCAGCATTCGTATGTCTTTAAATGTTACTTTCTTGTAGTGGATTGACTTAGCGTCTAGCTTGAAGTAGTGATCTAAGTCTTCCATCAAGCCGTCATCACCAATGTACATACCTTGCATATTTAGTTTGTTTTGCACCTCAATTGCCACCTTATCTTCTGGATTCTTAGGGTCAAGCCACCAGCATTTTTCTTCACGGTACCAGTGCACAGCATGTGCCCAAAGTTGCCCTAGGTCCATAGTATGTTCTGAGTTCATGTCGTCAACATGGACCAGAGTTATCCTTCTGTTACCTGTTTGATCTACTAAGAAGTGACGCTTGTTCGTGCTACCTATAAATACTGTTCGTCGTGTCATCTGCACAGCAGTCTTGCCATAAGGTAACACCATCGAGTTGGTCGTCTCATCCAGAAGTTGCTTGAACTTTGAGTACGAGCCTTCCTTGAACAGTAAGTCTACTTCATTGATGTTGCAGATCAACGTGCGCTGTAACTCAATAGCTTGCTTCACGTTGTCAGTTCTAAATTGGTTAATCTGTAAGTTGCCACTACCTGCACAGAATTGTTGAATCTCTTTTGGAAAGAGCGAAGCAACCCACTTAGTCTTACCTACACCCTGTTCACCGATCAAGATCATCAGGTTGTTGAATATCCTGGTCGAGTGTGTTTGTGAGGTATTCGCCGCCGCGACAACTTGTGTCAGCCACTTCTTAAAGAACACCTTGACCGCTGCTTGAGCATTCTTAGTCCGTATCGTATTGTCGAACGTGATAGTGTTCATAAGATCCTCTAATGGATCTTGAGCTTCATCATATTCAGCATATATCTTATTAAAGTAGTTTTCTATTGGATTATATGAGTTTACTTTAGCATAGTCTAGAATTGACTCTCTTAGATTTATAAAGTTCTTATTCGCGAAACCGAGCTTCAATAACTCAGACGCGATGATACGATATGCTCTGTCTATATCAAAGATTCTAATAGTCTTGTCGGCCAGAGTTGTTACTATGGCTTTAGGCATCGCTATGTCTACCTCACGTGTGACGATGTTAAACGCCATATGATACTTGTAGAACTTGAAGTACGCCTCTAAGTTTTGAATTGTGGAGACAGGCTTTCCCTTCGGAGATAGATCGTTGAAGTCCGGTCTCTGTGCTTTGACCAGCGCAATGAGTGTACCGATTGTTATTGGTTTTTGTTGATTAAGAAACTCTGGCGCCGTAGAGAATGACTCGTACACCGACATGAGTGCCTCTTTGTCATACTTGTTACCCTTCTTACTCCACTCATGTAGAAGTAGAAGACCATCTGGCTCACCACCAAAGTTATGATGAATTGCTTGACAGATTGTCATCCATGGTTCACGCGCTTCTTCTGTCTCATCTGGGTTTAGGATCGCTAGTCTTGTAGGATGAGTCAAGTTGTCGAATATGTCAGATGTCAAGGTGCGGACGTCGATTTTACGTAGTAGGAGTCTTGCTTGTTCTGCAGAGATTGGTGCTTGTCGCTTGGTGCGGGGGAATAGTACCTTGCTTGTTTGAACTGCTTCTTGACGGTGCTCTTCCAGGGAGACAATCTTTTGATTGAAGTACTGGCCTAGTATGTCAACTAAGTCCTCAAAGGAGTAAATGCGCACATCAGTCGGGGTAGTCTTGACATGTCCCCCAGTGATAGTACAATAGCCAGATGATATAAACAAATCACGTTTGTGTGTCTTATTAAATCGTTTAGTGCCGAAGTAGGATTCTAACTTCGCTTTGTCCTTGATGCTGAAGAGCTGCACCCAGACATGCGTACCCAAGAGAGAAGGAGATCGCTCAGTGTATGAGTCAAGTTCTTTTTGCATCCTTGAGTTGGTCGGTGTGACGTCGTCAATGTCGATGCACACAAATGGATGGTCCTTGGTGAACACGAAACCCAGTCCAGTCGGTATGTTCTTTTGTTGCTTGCCATAGTGCGGCACAATGTCATCCCAGGACTGTATCTGTTTCTGCCATGCTTTGCCACCGAATGGGGTCTTAAGTATCTTTGTAGAGTTGTGCTGATGCCGAGGTTGCCATAGTATCCAGAAGGGATGCTGCTTAAGGGAGTTGGGAATTTTCTTAAAGTTGAGTTGTGTGAGTGTTAGTAAATGTGGATCGTCTTTACGTAGTACTGTAGTTGCCATAAATATCCTCTGTTGTTGTAGAGTTATATGTGGGTGCTGCGAGTGTTGGTTAGGATGTTGGAGAAACCTAGTGGCCTAGTTCTAAGTTTCTCCAACCACTCAACAACAAGGAGAGTCTTACTAATCCTCTTTTACCCTATCTTCTTATTATAACATAAAAAGACCGGTTTGTAAATACCCCGAGAAAAATAAAATACAGATTTCTTATTTTGTTTCTTTTGGATCGTTGACTGTGCCATCCTTATGTGCCTCCTTCGTGCATTGGAACGCGTTAAATGTCTCACCACTCATACCCCTCGGAATCTTTGCAATCCTACCACCTCGTTGCAGAAACTCCTCAGTCGTCTCCTTGTCTAACTTGTCAGGGCTTTCGCCACGGTCACGCAGAGTTTGCCTTTGTGATAATTCAGCGTTGCTAATCATTTAGTTTGGCCTCCTTGTTTTAAGTATGTAGTCATCAACAGCCAGAGAGATGTGCATGACGACATTAGTAACTAAGTTTGGAATGTCTTTGTAGTAGAGCAGTGCGTTAGTGTCTCCATCGTACATGCAGAATGAGAGTTGTTTGTCTGAGTCCTTGGGCAGAGCGTCGCCGTTTAAGTCTGTTAACCAGAAATAGGAGCCGAACGTAGTTACCATGTACAGAGCTTGTTGGCCTCTGCCTGTCGTGATGGGTATGAACCCTAAGTTAAGGTATGCTTCATTGTTACTTAGCTTGTGGAGTGAGTTGCGGTGTCTTGGATCATGCTGTGCCATGATGTTGGCCTCCTTGCTTTTGGTGTTAATTTTAACTTTGTTATACCTCGGTCAGTGAGTCAAATCGTGTTGCGCATCTGTAGCTGATCGCGTCAACCAGATTAATAGTTTGATAAAGTGCTTCATTGAGTTGTTTGAGCTTGTGGTTGTTGATGAAGTAGATTAGATCAATTAGTGCCATGTCTATATCTAGTGTGCCTTCATTCTCTAGCCAACCAGAGATAGGTAGTGTGTATAAGTTGTTGTTCAACCTAATAAGTAAGTCTCTTGCGTTGTAGTAGTCTAAGTCATACTCTTTTGTTTCTGGCTTGCGCACTCTGATGAGCTTGCGCACACTGGTTAAGTCTTCACGGATAGCCTCTAGTGTTAATGTGTCTCTCATACGGGACTCCTTGCTTAAGTGTTGATTTTTAATTCCTTCTCACTTCTATAATATAATTATATCACCAAAGAGCTGGAAAGTAAATAGCCAGAGATAATTGGTGTTGAGCGCACTTTGTGTGTTTGTGGGTTAATATTTCAGGTTAAATGAGCTAATAAAAAATGAATGACGGCTCAAACTTAAGTAGCTGATATTATTAGATAATTTATTTCGTGTATATTTCGAGAAAATGGGCCTAAGCTATTGATTTTATTAGGTATTCTCTCAAAAAGTGCGTAGTCTACAAAGAGCCTCGCGGTAATTCTTTGTCTCTAAGTAGCTGATATAACTAGGTATTCTCATTTTGCTTAAAATGACTCTTATTTTCTAAGTAGCTGATTTTATTAGATATTCTGTCCTTTTTTGAAGAGCATGAGCTAATTTCAATAAAAACTTTTCTATCCTTTTAAGCTACAGAAGGGTAAAAAGGATCAATAATACATACACCGTAGCCTATATATACAATAACCCCAGGTCTTTTACAACCTTGTATTTCTATTATATTATATTTCTCTTAATTCTTTCAATTTTATTAATATATATAATAAAAACAAGTAGTTAGATAAAAAGAGTTAATAGAATATAAAAAGACCTAAATTTAGCTCGATTTTACCTCTGGTTATATGTAGTAAAATCAGTAGCTTAGAGCAAATGTAGCTATGAAGTAGCCACAATGAGCGGTCGCTCATTTTTCTAGAATCCAGATCTTATTTGGTCGAGCTCTCCAGTCCCGCCGATGATAGTAAATAAAAATGCCCGGACACATTGAGATGCCCGGGCATTACTGTTAACCTATGTGGTATCGTGGACCACTCCACAGTACGTGATAATTTTCATTGTCAGCGTCGATGCCGAACTTTGCAAAGATCGCATGTTCTACTGATTCATACTGCTCAACAAAGTCCATCACATACAGCTGGTGATTGATGATCACAGCCGTGACGATATGCTCTTTAAAGACTCTCTTCTTGGCCATACTGAGTTCCTCCCGTTATTGATTGCATCCACAACACGGTGCGTCTTCACAGTTACACCGTCTACCTGGCGAGTCGGGTACAAAGAATTCAATGTCAAGATCCTCATACTCTTCGTCGCTGTACTCATCATAATAATCAACCATACTGAGTTCCTCCTGATTAAATTGTGCGGTGAGATAGACTCACCGCACAGGTTATTTGTTATACTGCTTTCTTTCTGGTTATAACCTTGGCTCCAGCTGATTCATGCACCTGACCTGTGGATTCAAGAAACTTCCGGCCAAGACTGTCTGTTGCGATGGCATATCCGTCCTTGCGGAGGTACGTCATTTGAGATGAGACATTCCTGTCTGAGATACCGATTCTTGCAGCGATGGCTTTCACTGTGGTGTGGTCTCCAGTCTGAAGTATCTTCAATACCTGAAGTTTCCGGCCACCAGCTGCATCCTTCACTTTGTTGATCTCTACTGACTGTGCTTCAATCATTGCCACCAATTCTTCTTTGGTCATACTCATCAATTCTTTGGCCATGTTGGACCTCCTTGCTTGGTATTTATTAAATGAAGGATTATTCCCTCACTCTTTATAATATAATTATATCACCAAAGCACGGGGAAGTAAATAGCCGGGTGCAATTGGTGTGGGACTGGGTATCGCGCTTGGCCGAGCTCTCCAGCGGGGCCGGGTGATAGTAAATTGGGACGATGGTGAGCTGATGCTGGACCGTGATCTTCTGTACTGGTTGATACTTGGCCGCGCTCTCCCACTGGGCCGGGCTTACTATCATCAATGCCTCACCGCCTATGATAGTAAATCATAAGCAATGAGGCATTGGTGTTTGTTAGTGGTTAACTCATGTTGTGCAGATAATGAAGAAAGTGTACGAGTTGCATTATCTTGTTGCTAATCGGTAGTCGTAGTGTATTTGCTACGTCAGATTTACCGAAGCCGTCAAGACATATGTTCATTATTCGTACAAGGTCCATGCTTATGTCACATGTGCCGTTCGCTTCAAGCGTCTCGCTAAGATCATCGAGTTCAGCATGTGTATACAGATCGTGGTGTATACGCTCGAGGCCGTTGTAACATTCGACATAAGACATCATGTCGTCTTCAGTTTTTCTTACTGCGTCAGCTTCTTTAGTTAATGCTTCAGCCAGTGTCATACATGTAAATAATGTTTCAGTCATAATCATCCTCCTTGTTAAGGGTTAGAGTTAGTGCGCCAAGTTTTACATCACCCAGACGCGTCGGATGGTTAAGGCATTGAGTTTTAAGCACGCTGTAAAGCTTTGATAATGTGATGAGCATTATCAATCATGCTTTGACGGTGTCGGCGTTTACCTTTCTCAAATCGTATTGCAGTCTCTAAAGCTTTTTGACATACTTTAGAAGTATTAAGATTATATTTCTTAACGTCTGCATATAATTCTTCAGGCATTGAAATGTTAACACGTTTAGACATAGTCATTCTCCTTGTTAAGGGTTGCGCTGCTCGTTATTGAGCAGCGCATGTTAAAGGTTAGCGGTTCATTCTATACCGCGTGAAGTCGTGGCCGTTATCGCATCTAAGGTAAGTAAGCATCTTGCTTACCTCACGCTTAGGGATACCGAGTTGTTTGGCAATCATATCATTACGGTAATAACCGTTTGATTTGATTGATGTTTGAACAGCATTGAGAACTTTAGATCGGTTAGGGTTAGTCATAATCATCCTCCTTGTTAAGGGTTGCGCTGCTCGTTATTGAGCAGCGCATGTTAAGGTTAGTAGTCGTAATGATCATACTTGTCATCAGCCTCGGTAACATTTACTTCGTCAATCACAGTCATCTCGTGAATTGAGAAGCTCACGTCATCATACTCGACGTCGTTGGCATTAGCCGCGCAGTACTTGCGTGCTGCGTTTTCATTGCTAAACAAATTTCTGAGTGTTGAACCTTCATACTTTACGTCAAGCATTACTACATAAACAATAGCCATAGTCATTCTCCTTGTTAAGGGTTGCGCTGCTCGTTATTGAGCAGCGCATATAGAAGGCTAGAAGACATCAGTTAATTACTCAAGAAATTTACGACCGAGCGAGTCGGTCGCGATTGCATGACCGTCCTTGCGGAGGTATGTCATCTGCGAAGACACATTGCGTTGGCTGATGCCAATGCGCGTCGCAATAGCTGAGACGCTTATGTGTCCAGCTGACTTCAAGATTTTCAGTACTTGTTCTTTGCGCCCTGTTACAGGCACCTTCACACTTGAGATTTTACTCTCAAGTGCAAGGAGCAAGTCTTCATACTCAATTACTGCAGTTACAAGTTCAGGTTTGGTCCAGCTTTTCAGCTCTGTAGTGTTAGTCAACTGTACGCTTTGTTCTTTTGCTTTGGCCATGATGTACTCCTTATAAGTTGAGTGTTGTAAACGCGCTTAGTTTTACATCGCCCGAGCGCTGTTCGGATGTTTGTGTTGATTAGTACGGGCGTTTAACAAAGTCAGTGTGCGATGCTCTGTACACTGGTACAAGAGTTTCGAGATACTCAGTCATATCATGTATCTCAGTATTCTTCAAGTATTCGTTGAAGTGTGTTCTGTCGAATGTTTCTTCAAAATCACATGCGATATAAGCTTCGTTAGTTTCAAAGTTTAGTGATTTCATAGTAAGTCTCCTTGTGCTTAGGCCATCGAGTGAGACTCTTCAGTATCAGAGTCTCACAGTTATACACTCTTCTTATAAGCAGGCTATTCAGTCTCGCGCTCTTCTTACAGAAGAGTGAAGTCTTCTAGCCTTCTCATATAAAAGCTTTTATATTATGTCAAAGATCTATTAAATAAATAATTATTATTTATTTAATATATATATTATATAATAAAAAAATAAATTTGTAAATAAAAAAATTAAATAAATTTTTATATATTTTTAATAAAATTTAATATATAATATAATATTTATTTAAAAATATTTTAAAATAAAATAAATATATAATATGGGGTATAGGGGGCCCGTGGGTTAATAAGCTCTGCTTATGTAAATCCCGACAAAAAAATTTCTCGTAAACAATAGAATATACACTTTTTACACCACTCTTCTGTGAATCCCAACAAAAAAATTTCTCGTACACAGTGAAATATACACTTTTTACACCACTCTTCTGTGAATCCCAACAAAAAAATTTCTCTGTTTTTACTAAAATATACACTTTTTACACAAGTATAACACCGAGAAACTAAACAAAAAAATTTCTCTGTTTTTACTAAAATATACACTTTTTACACAAGTATAACCCCGATACTAAAATACTATAATACGTGTATTGCTCTGCCAAACTGATGTGCTTATACTAAAAAAGATCAAAACTGTAGAAAAAATTCGCCTATATAATATGGTATGATACACTTTTCCCACGAGTGGTATTACTGTATTTTATTTTCAAATAAAGCTGTACAAATCCAAATATATAGCTTATAATTAAATAAGAAAGTAAAAGGAGCTGATATGGAAACCAATATGAAAGTACCTAGATTATCTTACGAGATTCTAGGCGTCCCTCTTAAAGATCTTGCAGATACTCTAGGTTTACCTCTCTCTATGATGGAGAAGATTGCCAAAGAACAAGAATGGCAGCAGTGGTTTTCAGAAGACGATTCGTCCTCCTTCTCTCTGGTTGAAGGTACAGAGGGTGAAGAGCTTTTAGAGGGTGAAGATATCTTTACCGTTCGCGCAGATCAATTCCTGGATAAAAACCGAAAAAGACTTCAAGTGTTTAACATGGCCAAGCAACTCGCACTTGTCGAATTATATGCTGACTTAGAAACTAAGTTACTGGCAAAAGCTCGCAGTGCGATTGAGGCAGTCGATGAAGAGAGTGTTAGAGATATTGCCACACTCTCTGGCGTGTTTCAAGCGCTGACCAAGGACATTCAGGGACTCAACAGTGCAATTTCGATGGGCAAAGATGAGTCTGGGCTCCCCACTGTGATCATCCGAGACTTGAGTGGAGTTTAAGATATGAAGTTTGTGATGAAAACCAAGGCGCAAGGGCAGGTACTCGGTGACTACATTCATCATCGAGGGCGTGTTGGTATTATCACAGGGCCATTAGGTAGCGGCAAAACTTATGGCTCTTGTGAACGCATCTTGACACAGATGACTGAGCAGCGACCAAACCGGCAAGGCATACGCAAAAGTAGATGGTACGCTGTCAGGAACACATATGGAGAACTCTTCTCTACTACGATCAAGGATTGGCTTGACTTATTCGAGCATCTAGGGAAGTTTTCTAAAGGGTCTGGTATTCAACCACCCAACCACCATATAAAATTTAAACTATCAGATAAGACCATCGTTGACTCAGACCTAGTCTTCATAGCTCTTGACAGACCGCAAGCTGTCAAGAAGGTGAGGGGATCACAGTTGACTGGGGCCTGGCTCAACGAAATAAAAGAATTACCGAAAGCTATCCTGGATATGCTCGACTTTCGTATCGGCAGATATCCGTCAGCTATTGATGGCGGGCCGTCATGGTACGGGATAATCGGTGACACCAATCAAGTGGATGATGATCACTGGCTTTACGAACTGCAAGAAGTTACCAAGCCAAGGGACTGGACCTTTTTTACACAACCTGGTGGGTTAATAGAGAACCCCGTAACTAGAGAATGGGAATCCAATCCTTTGGCTGAGAACATACAAAACTTACCTGAGGGATACTACACTAGAGGAAAAGAAGGTAAGACACACAGTTGGATAAAGGTCAACCTAGCAAATCAATTCGGGAGTGTTGAAGATGGAAGGCCGATTTACAAAGAACAGTGGTCAGAAGCCCTTCATCTAAATGAACATATCGTGCATGTTGAGGATCAGGAATTACTGTGCGGCCTTGACTTTGGCTTAACTCCCTCTGCAGTATTTGTACAACCAACAACACGTGGCGGTGTGAATGTGCTGTCTGAAGTAGTCTCCTTTGACATGGGTATTAAGCAGTTTGCTGAGACCTGCTTACTGCCACATATTCAGCAGCACTACCCCGACACAGATATCTCATTCATCGGTGACCCAGCCGGCAATCAACGTGCACAAACAGACGAACAAACAGTTTTTAAAGAACTAGCCGACTTAGGTATCATGTGTGAAGAAGCAAATACCAATGTGCTAGATCCACGTCTTGAAGCAGTACGATTCTATCTTACTGCACTCAGGGACGGCAAGCCTGCATTCAACTTACATCCTGACTGCAACCATTTGAGAAAGGGATTTAATGGAGGCTATAAGTTTAGAAGACTGCAGGTTGTTGGTGAAGAGAGATTTGCAGATACGCCTGCCAAGAATAAGTACAGTCATGTCCACGATGCTCTTCAGTATGTGATGATGCGTATCAGGGGCCTTTCTGGCTATACAAAGGAACGCCTGAATGAAGTAGACGCACTGATGGCGAAATATAAACAACGAAGAATGGTAATGTAAGGGAGAAGAGTAATGGGAACAAGATACTATGCAAGAATGATTGACGGTAACACAATTGAGTTGGCTCAGTACGATCATGAGAGACTGATGAAGATGGTTACACGAAATGTAGAGAACAGTGTGCATCTTGAGAGCGGTGATGTACTTAAGTCTGCCGCGGTCATCTACATTGGTACAAAAGAAACTGCGAAGATTCCGGCAGTTGGCACAGTTAAGCCTACTCCAAAAAAATAAAAGGTGACTTATTATGGCTGGTTGGTATACATCATTTACTGAGCTCTCAAAAGAAGATCGACTGACAGTTGCGAAAGAGATGCGAGACGAAGCTTGGACTGCAAATCTAGAGTGGCTTGAGTCAGCTCAGCTTGCGCAGAAGTTTAAAGCCGGTGACCAGTGGAGTGATGATGAGAAGTTTAAGCTAGAGCAGCAGGGTCGTGAAGCTTTAGTATGGAACTACATCCATCCTACTGTAGAACTAGCCGTTGGGATTGAGTCGCAAAATCCAGTACGTATTTATCCATACCCAGTTGAGAAGAGTGATGACTTCTTATGTGAAGTACTTGAGGATATTGTCAAGTACATTGACACAAGTCAACTTGACGCAGCAGATGAGCACAAGACACTATTTGAGAATGAACTTATCACAGGTGTTGGTGATGTAGTAGTCGACGTAGGACCTGATCCGGCAAATCCTGAAGAACTTCAGTTCTACGAATTCTCATTAGAAGGGTATGAGGTATTAGTTGATCCAATGTGTAGGAAGTCGAACCTTAGTGATGCACGGTACATCATCTATGAGAAGTGGATTACAGCAGAAGACTTTCACATCAGGTATCCTAAGCACATTAAGGATATGGAAGAAATTTTTACTGATGGCCTGGAAGGACTAGGTAAGCATTCAGATCACTCTCTTGGTTATCTAGACCAAGACGTAGTGCAAGCAGATTCTTTTGAGTTCTACGACTCACAAAACAAGCGAGTTTTGGTCTCACATTTAGAGTACAGAATTGCGTATCTGCGATACTACTTTATAAGTGACAAGAAGGAAATTACTGAGCTAACAAAGAAAGAATACAACCTCCTGAAGAAAGAAAAAATATCTGGTCAACTGACTCAAGTATATGACACTAAGATTCATTGGCTGCACTACACACATGACCGGATTTTGTGGGAAGGTGATTCACCTGTCTATAAGAAGAACTTCTCACTCTGTCGTGCAAGAGCATATATCGATCGATCAACCCGGCAGCACAAGGCCTATGGGCTTGTGAAGGGTATGATTGACCCACAGAAAGAATGCAATAGACGTTGGATGCATACACTTAAACTCCTGGGTAAGCAAGGCGTTGGCGTCATGGCTGAGATTGATGCATTTCATGATCTCACACAAGCGCAAGACTCATGGGCTGATCCTGATGCAATTACGTTTATGACCAAGGGGGGTTTGAACAAGGTTAAAGAAAAATCTGTTCCACAATTCCCTGATGCACCAATGAAGCTTGAAGAGATGAACCGGGAAGCAATGAAGATGATCAGTGGTGTGAATCCTGACTTGATGGGTATTGCACAGCAGCGTCGTGAACCAGGAATAAATCTTCGTTTGAGACAACAGCAAGGACTTACTATCTTGGCTAAGTTATTTGCTAATCATCGAGCTGCACTTAAAGAAGTATACAAGCGGAAGATTGAGATAATCGTACGCTTTATGCCTGAGACACAGATTAGAAAGATACTCGGTGAAACTGAGAAATACACTTTTCAACAAGGTTATATAGTAGATCAACAGCGTGGAATGATTGCGCCGATTAGAAAAATTCGTGACCTAAATTACAATATTCGAATGGAAGAAGCCCCTGGTGGCTTAACTAAGATGATGGCTGAGCTGGCAACCTTTATGGAAATGATGGAAAAAGGCTTCCCAGTTGATCCATTCACTGTGATTGACAAACTTGATTTATCTCCAATTGAAAAAGCAAACTGGAAAAACTACATTAAGCAACAAGAAGAAGGCAAACAGAAACTGCAAGGTATTGAGATGCAGATGAAAGCCAAAAAGCTGGAAAGTGACGATAAGCATAAAACAGCACAGGTACAAAACGAGAGCAAGAAGTTAGAAATAATGGCGAAAGGCAAGATGCAAGACGGTGCAATATCAAGGGAGCAAATAGCTCAGAAAGACACTGACTCTAAGCGTGACTTAGCTGCTAAGATGGCTGATATGGACGCAGACGAGAAAAGTTCTATGCTTGAGCTACTTAAATTTGTGGTGAGTGCGTCAGAGAAACAGGCTGCAGCACCACAGAATAATACACCAACAAATGTGACACCTACATAAGGGTGACTACCGACGCCGGGGATCGGGCGAAAAGGAGTTAGTATGGCTGAGGATAACAAAAATCTAACAAAAGAAGAACTCGCAGCACTAGATGAAGTTGACGTTGATGACACAGATGTGTTGGATGAATTTGCAGATGTGGATGATGTGGATGATGATGCAGATGATGATGCAGATCAGGATGTAGACGACGTACAATCTATTGCTAAGAAGATGTCTGAGTTAGAAATTGCCAATAAAGGTTTAATTAAATCTTTATCAGCACAAAGAGGTATTAGACAGGGACTACAGGAGCAGTTAGATGAAATTAAAACTGCCGTAGCAACTTTCAAAGAGACTAAGGACTTGGAGAACGAACTTGATGACAAGAAGTACTCCAACATCCCTATCGACTTTGATGAAGAAGGGAATCTCTACCTGGATACTTCTAAATTGATGAACCTGAGTACTGGAGATAATGCTGAACTTTTGGAGCTTAAGAATCAGGTTGACATGTTGCGAAATGCAACTACAACTATGCATACTAAAGCGTCAGAAAGCGAAGCGTTAAACACTTTATTGAGCGAGAACGAAGGCTATGCTGACGCTCACAAAAAAGTTTCAAGCGCGTGGGATTACTTGAAAGATGACTTATTTGATGACTACTTAGTAAAGCGCGGAATTGCAGCGCCTACTACAGCTGATCAAGCTATTGACATCGCGTTGAACTCGAAAACAATCAATGACGCTTTTACAAAGAAGTTTCCGTCTTTAAACATGGAAAGTGTTTTGGAAGCGCACTTGATTGCGACCCCACGGTATGTACGAAAAGCCTTAAACCTTGCAATAACTGAAGCTAACAACACCAATGAACTATTGGATACAGATCGACCAGCTTCACTAGCAAGAGCAAACTCTTCAGGAGGCGAAGTAAACGAGACTCTACTTGCTAGAGTTGCAAATATGCCGACTGAAGAATTCATGAACTTAGACGCTCGAACGATGGCGAAAATCGATCGTCTACTGGAAAAAACAGGTTAAGGAAAACTGATATGAATTATACAGTTATGAGGGATAGACAATGCAAGTCGAAAAGGGATGCAACCTACATTCTTTCCCTCGTATTTATTTTACAGGAAATAGCGAGGGCTAGTAAAATGAAGACTAAAACGTGTAGTGGATGTAAAGTAGAAAAAAGTATTACTGAGTTTAACAAACAAGCGCGAAGTAAAGACGGTTTAAAATCATACTGTAGACAATGTGCAAGTAAGTCAAATAAAAAATGCTGGGCAAATGGTAAAGGCAAGAAAAGTGTCGAAGAAACTAATCGACGCGTTCAGCAGCTTAAACAAGGTAAAAAGTATTGTCCGTCGTGTAAACAAACTTTATCAGTTAAATTATTCGGAGTTGACAACCGAGATAAAAATGGTTTAATGGTTAACTGTAAAACTTGTGAGCACTTACGACGAAAACAGTATAACCCTACTGGTGCAAAAAATAATGCTGAACGTAAACAACGTGATCATTATTTTCGTATGGCTAGTATTAAAACAAGTTATGGCTTAACTGAAGTTGATTTTCAAGATATGATGAATCAACAAAAAGGCTGCTGTGAAATTTGCAGTAAAGATTTCAGTGAGTTATCTACTAGAGCATCCATAGATCATGACCATGATACAAATAAGGTTAGAGGGTTACTGTGTCCTAGATGTAATACTTTACTAGGTACAATAGAGTCAAACGAAGATCTACTACACAAAGTTGTGGAGTATAAAGATAAATATTCATAATTATTAACAGGAGTCACAAATGGCAGAGACAGAGTTCGGCACATCGTCAAGTCAAACGGTGAAACTTTGGTCTAAAAAGACATGGTACGAGGCCCTTAAGGGTACCTTGTTCTTCCGCAAGTTTCTCGGAACTAATGAAGATGCGATCCTTTATATGGCAAAAGACCTCGAGAAGAACGCTGGTGATAATATAGTCTACGATCTCTTAGTTGAGATGGAAGGCGCTGGCGTAACTGGAGACAACACCCTGGAAGGCAACGAAGAACAGTTGACTTTTTATCAGGACAGTATTAAAATCAATCAGCTGAGACATGCACATATCTTTGGAAAAATGTCCCAGCAGAGAACAATTCATAATCTTAGAAAGGACGGACAGTGGGCCTTGTCAAGATGGTGGAGCAACAAGCTTGAAGAGTATATGTTCAGGTATCTTTGCGGTGACACCTCGTTGACCCACGGTAGCAACACTGGCCGAACTCCTGACTCAGATCATATCATTTATTCTGGTAACGCAACTGCTGAAACAAGCACTGGCGCCCTGGATTCAAATGATAAATTCCTGCTTGAAGATATTGATTACGCAAAAGAAAAAGCGACTACCAATGACGTTCCCATGCGTCCTGTTCGTATCGATGGCGACGACTACTTTGTAGTTGTGCTTCATCCTTACTCAGTGACTGACATGAAATTGTCCCTTGGTACAGGTTCTTCAAGTGTTAAATGGCATGAAATTCAGCAGTATGCAAATATTCGTGGACTCAAGAATCCGATCTTTAACGGAGCTCTTGGTGTTTACAATAAATGCATCATCTATGAATCAAATCGTATTTACACACCTACAACTAACGTACGAAGGAATCTCTTCCTGGGTGCACAAGCTGGTGTTTTTGCGTTGGGTAATGCTTATGACAGAATGGACCAAAAGAAAGTTGGTAAAGACAACTATATTACCTGGGTTGAAAAAAGCCAGGATTATGGTAACAAAAAAGGTCTTGCAGCCGGCAGTTGTTTTGGTATGCAAAAAACCCGTTTCAACAGCAAAGACTTTGGGGTTATGACCATTAGCTCTTATGCTGCTGCGCATAGTTAAGGAGGTGACCTAAATGGCAACCACATATAATTTTACAGATGGAAGTATCGCTGGTGTTCCTAGAATGACTCAGACTACCCTTCGGGAAAATGAGTTAACTATACTCCGGCACATTGTTGATTTTTCATTGCAGAATATTGAAGCTGGCGCGGCTGATGTCGCGCAGTGTCTGATTATTCCTGCAGCTACTACAGTACTCACTGCTTACGTACGAGTGATGACTGCAGAAACCGCTAATGGTACCGTTGACCTAGGTTATGGTGGAAACGCTGATCAGTGGGGCGACGCTCTTGATGTTGCCGCTGCTGCTGATGTAACGGTAGGTGGGCTTGGAAGTAATGTTCCAGTTTATTTCGCTGCTGCTGACACTATTGACCTTACTGCGACTACAGACGGCGCAGATGTTGACTTGGACGGACTTAAAGTAGAAGTTTTTGCTGTTTGCCTTAAACACGTCGACACTTATTAAAGGAGGTGAGACATGGCAACCACATATAATTTTTGTGATGGTTCAGTCACCGGGGGTGCAACAGCTACACAGAAGCTCCTTATTGACCCAGATTTTCAAGTTCGCAGAAACACTATTGACTGTTCAATTCAGACAATTGATGCAGGTGAAACTGATGTAGCGCAGTGTTTAGCTATTCCAGCTCGCACTACAGTGTTAAATGCGTATATTAATGTTATTACAGCGGAAACAGCAGATGCTACAGTTCATCTTGGTTATGGTTCTGATACTGATTACTGGGGCCAAGACCTCAATTTAGATGCTACTGGTAATGCATCAACAGTTCTAACAGCGACTTCTACATGGGATGCAGCGTCAATTGACGACGGTAATGAAGAAGTTAAAGATATAACTGTTGCAGGTGCTGCGATAGGTAATCCTGTTTTAGTTACACTTGGTGTAGATCTTGTAGACCTTGTTATTACAGCAACTGTTACAGCAGAAGATACAGTGTCTGTTGTACTTGCAAATAACACTGGAGGGGCTATTGATTTAGCGTCCGCTACAGCAGAGGTTTTTGTACTTAAGGCACCTAGGGCAGCTTCTCCATTGTACTTCGCTTCTGCAGATACTATTGACATCGTAGCTTCTACAACTAACGGTGACGTTGATCTTGACGGCGCTAAATTTGAAGTAGTTGCACTTTGCATTAATCATTAATTTGAGGATGGGAGGGAGCAATCCCTCCCATATTTAACATGGCAACTATAGATGCAGAAATAACACAGACAAGGTTTGATATACGCGATGAGGATTCCACGCAATACTCAGCTACTATGGTACTAGCTTTCTACAACAGAGTAATTGAGGCCTTAGCAACTTTCCTTGGCTCAGTTCAGTCAGACTGGGTATTTAATTCAACTTCTTTAACTCTACCAATATCGAATAGCAGTGTTGCACTACCTACTGACTTCAGTACAGACATATTAGTACAAATTGACGATACAGATTTAGTGAAAAAGAGTGTTGCTTGGATAAATGAAGAACTCCAAGAAAACGCTACTGGAATACCTAGTTACTATGGTATTCATAAAACAAATATGATTTTCGAAAGAACAGCATCATCAGAGCAAACAGTTTTTTTACAATACAACCAGAAATCTACAACTCTAGTTAGTGGCAACTCAATGCCATACAATGATGAGTTTAACAACGAACTCCGTGGAGGAGTTATAATAATTGCGAAGAACAGAAATGAACGTAAGATAGTTGGTGACTTTGCTTTACATGAGTTTTTCAGACAGACCATAGTATCTAAGACCGTTCGTAGAGTACGTCAACAAGCCATTAAAGACGCAGGTTTCTAATGAGAGAAATTCCAGCATATATAAACTCACAAACACAACCTCTTGAAGAAGAAGGTATTGCATTTGTTGGGTGGCCACTAGGTGAGAATACATCAGTACCTTCCTTTCAACTGGAACGAGAAGAACTAGCTGAGTGTATCGATTTAAAGCTTAATCCAGGCGGCCAGTTAGAAACACGTGGTGCAGTATATAAATGGTCAGATACTGCTATAGGGTCACTCGTAGATGCTGCATCAGTGACTCTAGGTGGCACTGAGTATACACTATGTACTGATAATGCTAGTAGTGTATATAAAGTATATTACATGAGTACGCTAACACCGACACAAGTAGACACCAAGACAATGGTTGGTCTTACTACGCTTGTATCGTACAACGACGTAGCGCTAATATGTGATGGTTCGTATCTTAAATACTGTGAAGATACAACTACAATTAAGATAGCATATGATGGTGGCGACGATGGTACACAATACGATAACTATTCTGGTCAAGACGATGCTGCAGCAGTTCTTACTGCTGGTACAGACGATCGCATAGCAGCTAAGTTTACAAGTCAAGCTTGGGATGCTGGGTACACTATTCCAATTACTAAAATAGAAGCTAAAGTACAAGAATCAGGCGGTACTGCGGCAATCACCGCCACATTAAGACTTGTATCATCAGACGCAGTTGTAGCAACTAAAGCTTATACAGGCATTGTACCAAGTGCATCAGCAGACTATATATCTATAGTGTTTACAAGTGCAGATGTATCATCTGAAATGCTACCGAGCACAGCGTACTATGCTTGTCTAGAAGGATCAAATTTCTTAGTTCAAGGTACTACAGTAGCAAGCGCTGGTGCTGCATGGGTATGGACAGGATCGTGGGCTCAGACAGCAACAAGTGATCCTATAATGAAGGTTTATCCTGGTCGTCCGCCTAAAGCATCTTATGGCGTAGTTGCTGGTAACAGACCGTGGATCAAGAATCCAGATGAACCAGGTCGTGCATACTATGGTAACTTAACACATCTTGATTGGTCTACAAGTGGTGGCGGTGGTTATGTTGGTGTAGTAGACGATAATGCTAACTCATTCCCGATTGGTGGATTTGAAGATTTATATGGCACACTTTACGTACTAGGTACAGAAGAACATTCATTCATGTGTAAGTTAGAAGGCTCGACTCCAAGTACGTATAAACTTCCACTACTGTTTCAGAAGTCTTGGTCTACAATTAAAACTTTGGTCAATACAAATAATGACTTATGGTTTAGCTCAGCGACAGGCACAGATAATCTAACTGGTATACAAGAGTTTGGTGATCTACGTACAGACTCATTCTCTGATCCTATAAGAGATGCTTTTACTAACTGGGTAACAGGTACAGCTATCGCAGGGTATCATGCAGCGGATGGTCAATACTGGTTAAACTTAGGTGGTACATATACATACATATGCCATACAAAACAACCAATTAGAATGAAGAATGGCAAAGTACGTTATCCCTGGTCGAGGTATAAATTACCTGTGACACCTACGTTTTTTAAACAAATTGGTGCAAAGTTTGTAATAGGTTGTTCTGATGGCTACATGTACGAAATAGGTACTACACAGTACAAAGACTTAGGCACTACACAAATAGCACCGTCTTATAAAACAGCTTACGTAGAAATGCCATTTGGAACACGAGACTTAGTACAAGGTCAGATTATGGCCTCAAGTATCAATGGCTCAAATATTGTATTTGACTTCTACAAGAACGGCCAGAGAGGCACTTCTGAGTTAACTAAGTCTTTAGCTTTAGCAATCTCGGACGCAATTACACTAGCTGATATAGAAAATATACCTCTGGCCGACTTAGAAAACGTAACGTTGACTCCAGTTGGCTCATTATTGTACTTTGATCTTAACATAAATTGCTATTCATTTCAAGTCAAAGTTTCAAGTATACACATAGCTGGAAAGCCAGTATTTATAAACGGAATGATGTTTAAATTCTATCAATTGGAGATTTAATATGAGTGTGTCACAAGATACTTATGCAACATCAGACACTATGGGAACGATTCTCATAACAAGATTACAAGCCGATATGACAGAATTGTTTGGCCTTGCTGCTAAGTTTGAGAACTATGGAATCGTAGATACTGGCGGTGCAGCTGATGCGTATACTCTGGCAATGACAAATACAATTACTTCATACACAGATGGTTTGCCCGTCTTGATGCGTGTTACAGACGCAAATACTGGTGCTAGTACTATAAATATAGATTCTATTGGTGTTAAGTCAATTGTTCAACCAGACGGTACAGCTTTAGCTGCTGGTGACTTACCTGCAGCTGGTTTAGCTATGTTGAGCTATGATTTAGCCAATACTCAGTTTATACTCATGAGTAGCGTATCTTCATATACTACTGCTGCTGCTGCATCTGCTGCTGCTGCTGCTGTGTCTGCAGCTGCGGCTGCAGCAGATGAGATACTAACTGACGCAGATGCAACTGCAACAGCTGCAGACGTGGTGTCAACAAATGCTGATGTAGTATCAACTAACGCTGATGTTGTACTAACGAATGCAGACGTAGTAACAACTACAGCAGACGCTGCTGCAACAGCACTTGATGAAATCGCGACAGCAGCAGATTTAGTTCTAACAAATGCTGATGTTGTACTGACTAACGCAGATGTAGTATCAACAAATGCAGATGTAGTGACAACGACACAAGACGCCATAGATACTGCCGCAGACGCAGCAACTACAGCACAAGACGCTATAGATACAGCAGCAGATGTAGTACTAACTAACGCAGATGTAGTAACAACTAACGCAGATGTAGTATTAGCAGACGCTGCAGTGGCAAGTATAAGTCCAGTTAACTCTAGCATCACCTCAATGACAGGTCTTGACAACGATGGTATACCCTTGGCCAAAGTTGCCAATGCTGCTTCAGATGGTGCTAATAGTGACATTACATCATTAACAGGACTTACAAGTGCGGGAGCTTTACCAAGTCTTACTCCGGTTACAGACTCAGCAGCAAATTTCGCAGCAAACTTTACCGGAGCTAATCTTTACGGTGGTACGTTCATTTGCAACGTAACCGGCACTTGTCAACTCCCGCTAATGGTAGCAGGAATGAACTTCACCATTATAACACTCGGAGCAATAGAGGTTATCGT